AATGAAGAAAGAAAGCAAGTTTCAGTCTGATCTCATAAAAGAGTTGAAAAAGATATTTCCAGGTTGTATGGTTTTAAAGAACGATTCATCTTACTATCAAGGCATTCCTGACTTATTGATACTCTATAATGATCGATGGGCTATGCTAGAATGCAAAAGATATTCTAATGCAAGTCATAGACCAAATCAAGATTACTATGTTAATAAATTGGATGAGATGTCTTATGCTAGTTTCATATCTCCTGAGAATAAAGAAGAGGTTTTAGATGAACTTCAAGAAGCATTACAATCTAGAAGGTAAACACGCATTTCTAGGAGCAAGCAAACATTCATGGCTTAACTATGATAATGATAAGTTAAAAGAGTCATATTTCAACAATCAAGCTCGTTATCGTGGAACACAGTTACATGAGTTCGCAAGCATGGCTATTCGATTAGGACAAGCTATGCCAAAGAATAAAAAGACACTTAACATGTTTGTCAATGATGCTATTGGTTATCGAATGACGTCAGAACAAGTGTTATATTATTCAGACAATTGCTTTGGAACTGCTGATGCTATTTCTTTTCAAGAACGCACAAAGAAATTACGAATCCATGATCTTAAGACTGGTACTACTCCTGCTAGCATGAAACAGTTGTATATTTATGCTGCTTTATTCTGTTTAGAGTATGTGGTTGACCCTCACCAAATAGACATGGAGTTGCGAATTTATCAAATGGATGACGTAGAGGTTGATGTTCCAGAAACTGTTGAGATTCTTAAGATAATGCAACGAATTAGGGATTTTGATCAGATACTCAATGAACTTAAAGCAGAGGAGGAGAACACATGGATGTAACTGATGAAGAGTATGAGTCATATTTAATGCATTATGGTACACCTAGGCACTCTGGTCGGTATCCATGGGGTTCTGGTGACAATCCATATCAACGCAACGCTAACTTTAGGGCATATATTTTAGACTTAAGGCATCAAGGCATGAGTGATGCAGAAATCGCTCGCGGTATGGGTATGAGTAAGAACGACATGCTTGCTGCAATGTCTAAAGCTCGTGCTGAGAACCGTGCCGAAGATGTTGCTGAAGCTAAACGTTTAATCGCAAAAGGATATTCTCAGTCAGCTGCTGCTAGGCGAATGGGTATTAATGAGTCACAAGTTCGTAATCTTCTTAAGGAAGATATTCAGATTCGAGCTAATAGAACTGCTGACTTGGCCGATCAGCTTAAGAAAGAGTTGGCTGAGAATGGGGGTTATATTGATGTAGGAACAGGTACTGAACAATACTTGGGAACTACACAGTATGTACTCGATAATGCTGTATCTCAATTAAAAAATGAAGGTTATGAGGTACATAACATTAAAGTAACACAAGCTGGTACTGGTAAAGACACTACTGTTCGAGTACTTGCACCACCTAACACAACATGGGCTGAAGTAACAAATAATAAGGGCGATATTCGTATAGTCAATGCTCCGTATGACGATAGTAGTCCTACTGGTAGATCTAGTCTTGGGCTTGAAAAACCAGTCGCACTAGATCCTAAACGATTAATGATTCGTTATAAGGATGATGTAGGTCCGGATGGTGGTAAGGGGATCGAGAAAGATGGTGTAATAGAACTTCGTCGTGGTGTTGAGGACATATCTTTAGGATCAGCCAATTATGCTCAAGTTCGTATTAATGTTGGTGATACTCACTATCTTAAAGGAATGGCTGTTTATTCGGACGACATGCCTAAAGGTGTGGATGTCATATTTAACACCAACAAGACTAGAGATGTTCCCGTCTTTGGTTCTAAGGATAATAGCGTTCTTAAAGAGTTAAAAAAGAATAAAGAGACTGGCGAGATTGATTGGGATAACCCGTTCGGTGCTACCATTAAAGGCGAAAAAGACCTTAACATGGCACAAAGATATTTTACCGATAAAGATGGTAAGAAGCAATTGTCAAAAATTAACATTGTTAATGAAGAAGGCGATTGGGAAACTTGGGCTCCAACTCTTTCGAGTCAGTTCTTATCTAAGCAAACACCTGCTATGGCTAAGAAACAGCTTAAGATTGCTTCTGACGCTAGACAAGCCGAGTTTGATGACATAATGTCATTAACAAATCCGACAGTTAAGAAAAAGCTTCTTAATGAATTTGCAGATGAATGCGATTCAGCAGCAGTTCATTTGAAGGCTGCCGCATTGCCTAGACAGTCAAGCCATGTCATATTACCAGTACCAGGTTTAAAAGAGACTGAGATATTTGCTCCAAACTATAGAAATGGCGAGCAAGTAGCGTTGGTTCGACATCCACATGCTGGTAGATTTGAGATACCGTTATTAACGGTTAATAATAATTCTAAGGCTGCTGAAAAGGTTGTTGGAAAAAACTCACCAGATGCTGTAGGTATTAATGCTAAGACGGCTGCTATATTATCAGGTGCGGATTTCGACGGCGATACTGTGTTGGTTATTCCTACTCGTGGTACAAATCTTAAAGCTCAAAAACCACTTAAGGGATTAAAAGACTTTGAGCCTAAAGATGAATACCGTGCATATCCTGGAATGCCTGAAACTTCTAAGAAGAACGGCTTCAATAAACAGATGGAGATGGGAAAAGTCTCTAATCTTATTACAGATATGACCTTAAAGGGTGCCACTGATGCTGAGCTTACTAGAGCAGTTAAACATTCAATGGTTGTTATCGATGCTGAGAAGCATAATTTGGATTGGCGTCGTTCTGCTAGAGAAAATGGTATAGCCGATCTTAAACGAAAGTATCAAGGTGGTCCAAATGCAGGTGCTTCTACTCTAATTTCTAGAGCTAAGGGCGAAAAGCGTGTCGGAGAGCGTAAAGAGATTCTTCCCGATAAGCGTACTGGCGAACGGCGTTATATTTACACAGATCGCGAGTATGAAGAACGTAAAAAGAACAAAGAAACTGGTTTGTGGGAGAATACGGGTCATATTAAGAAAGCTCAAAGTAAAACCACTAACATGGCTGATGCTAAGGACGCTCACACATTGTCTTCTGGTACTATTATGGAAGGTATCTATGCTGACTATGCTAATAAGTTGAAAAGCCTTGCTAATAGTGCGCGAAAAGAAGCTCTATCTACCGATGCCGTGCCATATTCTGCTTCAGCAAGAAAAGCGTATGCTAAAGAGGTAGCTTCTCTTGATGCTAAGTACAAGAATGCCCAAAAGAATAAGCCTCTTGAGCGTCAAGCACAGTTGATTACTGATACTGTTGTGCGGGCTAAAAAGAGAGCTAATCCGGACATAATTGACGATCCTGATAGATTGAAGAAAGTCCAAAATCAAGCACTTAAAGAAGCTCGTGAGCGTACTGGCGCTAAGAAAAGCGATTTCGATATTACAGATAAGGAATGGGAAGCCATTCAAGCTGGCGCTATACATAAAACGAGGCTTGAAGCATTGCTAGCGGCTGCCGATTCTGATAGAGTTAAGGAACTTGCTTTGCCACGTACTGAGAAGAAGATTAATCCTAGTGTCATATCTAGAGCTAAGAGTATGCGAGCTTCTGGTAAGACGCAATCCGAGATTGCAGATGCTCTTGGCATGAGCACCACTACTATCAATTCTATACTACGTAGTTAGGAGGGTCATATTTATGGATGAACCCATGTACATGCTCACCACCATAGACAATCCGTATGATCCTCGTACTCATATGGATGAGTGGTTTGCTTGGGACATTACACATGGCTGGCACATGGAAAGTGATGGCTCTATTCATTTAGGATACTATACAAGTGCATATTTAGCCAATGTTGCTAAAACAACTGACGAGCTTACACCAGCGATTTACTGGCGTGAGATTAATAATGCTATTGATGAGATTATTGAGAACAACATTAATGGTAAATACATAAAGCTTTTGGTAAAAGAATAGTGTCATATTTGTTTACTAATGCGTTAATAACTCGATAGCAAGTTTGAATGACTCTATAAGAGGTTCTATTAGGGCTGCTATATTCTCTTGGGAGCGTTTAATAGTGCTTTCTAGTTAGATAGTGTTCTAATAGGCCTCTTATAGGGTCTCTATAAGGCTGCTATATTCTCTTGAAAGATGTTAATACTGTTCATAGGCCTTTAACAACGTATTATTCTGTTTACTTTATAGTAATGCATTTGGATTCTCAAATGCTTTACGGTTTTGTGTCATATTTTGTAGTTTTGTTTATTCTATTAAACACTGAAACTATTAATGATCAG